AATTGAGAATCTTCGGCCGATTCGTAAAGTATTACATCATTGGTTTCGTGTACTGTGGAACTGATGTTTGATTTAACAGTGAGTTCTGGAATACTGTTTTTTAATTGTTTGACAAAATGATGGCGATGTGCGCGGTTGTGTCCATTAATAAACATTAGCGAGTTGTTTCTTGCTTGAGATGTAACATTTTCTAAAGCAAACGGATAAAAATGTTCGGTCCACAATTTTCTGCACTCTAAAATCATGCCAGGAAACCATATAATTTTATTTTTTAGAGCATGGTCATCTGTCAGTAAAGAATTGCATATAAGATAACAGTTGTCTAATTTATGCAGACACTCAACCATGGCTGGAGTCGACACTACCAATGGTTCGCAAGAATTAGTTAACAATATTAATTGGTATTTTTTAAGTTTTTCATAGTCAATAGTTTGTGGCATGTAATCACAAAAAACATTTAAATCTGCAATAGGGTCAAACTCAGTGGAAAATTTAAAGTCAATTGCCGAATGAAAATCAGGATCGAGTGATTGATAATAGGCATACAATGCGTCTATTATTTGAAATCCTTGACTATCTGTGTTGATATTGAAATTAATAACGGTCATAAATTTTTAAGAATTTGTTGATATACTAGCCGATTACCAGAGTCGTTGTAATGATTCAATGTCCCAGGGTTGTCATTAAACAGGTTATTAAAACAAATCATTCGTTTGAAATGATGTAAATTTTTCCAACTGATATGTGCTAAATGTAATGTTTTATGTTGATGCATTGATAATAAACTTTCAATTTTTTCACAAATTAACCCGTGTGTGAATTCTGCATATTCTAAATCAAAATACTGCTCGAAATATTCAACCAGAGGTAATAGTGCTTTTTGTGACTGACTGTAGTGTTTGATGTCTTGATAAAGTAAATCACAATGGGCGTGTAATTTGCTGTTAGTGTGTACCGGGTGATTCTTGATGTATAATCGATAAGGGCTGGTATGAGATATAAGAATTTTGTCAAATGTATCAAGTTGATCGGCAATCGATAATAATTGCAAATATATTTTATACTCCGAACATCCTGCCTGACTTAGATTGATAATTTTGTAATTTTTTTCTAATAGGTTGGGCCAACCCATACCGACATATTCGGGAGTCCAATCGGCGCTAAAACTATCACCACATATTAACATTGATTCCATATTTTACCAAATTTTTTAATTTTAGAATCAAGTAAATTTTTACAATTATTAAATTTAATTACCGAGGCCAATGACGGCTTTACTATGTTAGTGTAATATTCCCAGTGGCTACTACTAGGTGGATGGCCACGATATCTAGGGCTGTACCAGTCTAACTTTTGTTCCCAACAATATCCTATTAGTCCTGTGGACTTTTTTAAATCTTGATCAATGTAATTAGCCCATATACGAGACAACGGCAAATCTAATAATTCTTTTTTAACATCGGCAAGCGTAACGGTATTAGATCCAATTGCATTGATATCTTGTTCGGTAAAATTCCAAATTGGGCTATCAAACAATATTTGCAAAACTGCATTTTGTTGTTGACAAATTTTTTGCAATAACAGTATCTGCTGTATAGTTTTTGAACAAAAATAATCTAAATTATAAAAATGGTCCTTAAAAATACTTTTTTTATCAGGAAACCACGAGCCAGTACACCAAAATCCACTATTGGGTGAAATTGGTATTGGTTGATGTTTTTGTTGGCTGAGATCATGATACTCTTGTCCTTCGACATACCAATCAAATTTATCTACGTTTGTAAGCATCACTATTACTAGTGTATCGGCTGTTATAAGTTTGGGATTTTTTAATACCGACAAGGTCATGAATTCGTTGCCAACACCCTTAATTGAAAAATCTTGCACAGGTAAACCAGATTCAATTTCTAAAAAATCTTTCCAAGTCAGCCACGGGCTTGCTGTAATACTTGCCCCAAGAACCAAGATATTAGTTACGGCCATTACCATCCTGCCTTTGTTAAAATTTCTTTGGCATATTCTTGATCTGCTGGATAGTCTTTGAACTTACGCATCCAAAAATCTGCATCAATATAAGGCCATACCATGGCAATTTGTGTAGCATCTATCTCACTTAAAAACTTTTGTCCTGATTCGCAGTTGTAAATTATCCAAGGGCTAATGCGCCCTGTTGCTACAGCGTATGCCATTGCGTTGGTATTACCGTAACGTAGGCAATCTTCTGCGGGATGTCCAGACTTTTCAGACCAGTCAATTCCAAACTCCATTGCCCGAGCTAGTGCATCGTTGACATTCTCTACTTTAAGATAGTCTTGTAAGTATTCTGTATACACACTGTCTTTGGCCCAACGGTCCAGCTTTTTGTTTTGTTTGAGTACCCATTCAACAAATCTAGCAGGGTTGATTGCTTTGATATCTACACAATAACGACCAAATTTGACAAAAGCCTTGTAGTAAGGACTATCAGCAAAATCATCAAATGCTTTTAACTTGGCACTACCTTGTGTTAGTTCATAGAACTTGATATAGGCCTGGAAGCCTAAACGCACACCTGCTTCGTCTTTTTCCTGTCTACGTCTGCGTGGCTCGCACGAATGCACAGCAAGACTTGCTTCTTTGATAAAGTCTTTCTTACAGTACTGACAGGTATACTTCATTCTTCTTCTGGTATAATAAAATGTCTTTTTAGATTATTTTTTTCAATATAGAGCTTAACATCTGTCCTAGCCATTGCGCCGCCAAATATAGGTGCTATTAATGCTGCTTCGTGTGCGGTGATATCTGCTGCTGGTGCATATTGCCAACCACCAAACATAATAGATTTGTGTTCCGGAAGTACGTTATTGGATTTTTTAAAAAGCCAAATCATTTTTTTATTTCCTGTCCTGATAGTTTTAAGTAATTATCAATGTCTTTTTTAGTATTAATCCTAGACATAAGTTCTAACTCGTCGTCTTTCATGTTAGGATACATCTCAGCTAGTTGTTTTTTAATTGCATTGCCGCCAGGTTCTTTTTTCTTTGGAGCGATCCATGTATGCCTAAATGTCCCCATCCCCGGACTTACGGTTGTGGCACATAACCACTGCAATTTTGGATGCCGATTTATAGCAAAAAAATGTTTGTTTAATCGTTGATTACAACTAATCAAATAAAACTCTTGCAAATCTCTACCACCAGTTACACTTGACCCATAACGAATCATTAGGAAGTTACTGAACTTCTTACGTTCTTCGTCAGTAAGGCTGTCGTAGAACCCGCGGTCCTTACGATCAAACACAGCCATTTCGTTACCAATGCTTAATTTATCCACGATTTCTAACCATAATTATAACATCATCAAGTTGACTTTTTAGGCGACTAATTTCTCTTTTGAGTCGAAAAATCTCTTGTTGTTGAATTCCAACATTATCTTGTAGTTGCTTAACTAAACTTTCAACTGATTGAATGTGTTTTGTTTTTGCTGATACAGTAACCGGTTTTTCTGGTATATCTACAACTCCTTCTGATTTATACTGTTCCATTACCATGCCTTGTTATAATCTATTACTTCACAGTTGCGGCTAATGTCTTTAACAAAGTAAACGCAATCTGGTTTTTCGTTGTTGCCTAGTGGCACACATAGCATCTGTCCATTTTTTAATTTAGGAGCATACCACGCAACTTCTTGATAGACGTCCACAATTTCGATATCAAGGAAGCTAGGCCTAAAACTGCTTAGTGGGTTGAACTGGAATGCTTTGAATCCTCGATCGTTGATGCTGGTTAACGGCAGTACTTCCAAGTCTCCTAAGTCTGGTTCTCCGATTAGTATTTGCCAATCTACAGGCATGCGAATTCTGTGTTCGCCTATGCGTAACACCAAGGCAGGAGCATTAAAACTTTCTAGGAAAATCAAAGGAATATAGTGATAATCCGGGTCTTGTGGATTGCTATTATCCAATATAGCAAATCGCATATCATCAATCCCTTCAGGAAGATGATCTAAGTCAAATGGTGCGTTGTCAAGCGTTAATATTCTCATAGTATTATAATATAGGTTTTATAGCCAAATGTCAAGACTATTTTATCTTCATCCACTCTAATTTTTCTTGTGTAAATGGATAGTTGGCTTCTTTGTAAAACTGCTTACGCTTGGTCAAGTGTCGTTTAGCGAATTTGCAGGTAGATGTGATGTCCCAAATTTGGACGAAGTCTTTATCTTCTGCTTTGCGGATTCCACGACCGATTGATTGGATAACCCGAACAAAAGATTTGCCAGGCTCCAAAAGAACCAAATTAAAAATCCTAGGAATATTAATACCAACAGCAGCAATACCGTAAGTTGCCACAATGATCTTACCGGTGCTGGTGGCAATCTCATCATATTCGTCCTGTCTTGTTTTACCCTTGGTTGAGCCACTTACAAACACAGCATTATCGCCAAGGCGTTCTACCAATGCTTGCCCGGCGGCAATACGATCTACAAGCACCAGGGTGTTGCCTGTAAGATTAACTTGGTTAACTAGTTCAGCGATTATATCTAGTCGACCTTTTTCTTCTAACAAGTACTTTAATTCACTTTGGTAATCTTTGTATTC